GATCCGAGGCTGGCCAGGATGGCGACGATCAGGGCGTCGAAGTCGCCGTCGAAGGGCTCGCCGCCCCCAAAGGGCCGGTCTCCTCAGGCCTCGCCGCCAGCCCGACCTCGATCATCAGCGCGTTCACGAACGGCCGCAGCCCGGCCATCTCGGCGGGGGTCAGCGCGTCCTCGAGTTCGTCCACGCTGACCGCAACGGACGAGCCCACGCTGACGATGCCGAGCACACCATCGACGCTCGCCATCGGGTCGGTGGCTTCCTGCACCGCCGCGATGTAGCGCCAGGCCGCCTTCAGCTTGCGGAAGCTGGGCAGGCTCACCGACCACAGTTGTCCGCCAATGGTCACTTCGGCCATGCCTCACCCCGTCATCGAATAGTTGAAGACATTGCCCGAGCCGTTGTCCTGAGCGCTCATGTCGAGCTGCGGCAGGGTGAAGTCGTCGAGCTTCAGCGGCATCGACAGCTTCGGGCATTGCACGGCCGGGAAGTTGAGGAAGAGCGAGCGGACGACGCCGTCCGAGCCCTTGAACCGGTTCACCAGCTGCACCGAGAAAATCACCGAGGCGCCCATCAGCTGGTTGGTGACGCTGACGCTGGCGCCGGTGCTGGACGAGCCGTAGGTGTAGGACGCCTTCAGCAGCTGGCCGTTCTGGGCGGAGTTGGTGGTGTAGACGCCGGTCGCGGTGTTGACCGCGTACTGCCCGGCCGCCGGCGCCGAGGCGACGCGGGTCAGGTAGAGGCCGGTCACCGTATTGTAGACGCCGAGGTCCTGGCTGAAGGTCCCGCCACCCGCCACCGTGAACGTCGCCGACGACGGCGTCGCCGCCTCGTCGATGCTGTTCAGGGTCTCGCCGGTGGTGGCGCCGAGGCCGAAGTAGACGTTGTTGAAGAAGGCCGGATCGACGACGCCGATCGACGCCTTCAGGTCGATCTTGGCTTTGCCGCGGGCTTGCTCCAGCGCGTACTGGTTGGAGCCGTAGAGCAGCTTGGTGTCGTAGGAAAAGTCGACCGAGACGTCCTGCAGCCGCCCGAACCGGGCCGGCGTGGGATTGCTCCCGGAAGGCGTGGCGAAGAGGAAGCCGACGCCGAAGACGGATTGAGCCATGGCTCGGATCTCCTTCAGGGGATGAGGCGAATGCTCAAGGCGCGAGAACCTTGATCGGGACGACGATCAGGGTCTGGCCGTCGAGGTCGCCCTGGAATTTCTGGATGCGGCCTTCGATCCAGCACTTGTGGACGAGGCCGCCGAGGGTCTGGGCGTAGTCGGGGTCAGTCGGGTCGACGAAGAGGGCCCGCACCGCGGCCAGGATGGCGTTGGTGGTCTGGGCCGGGATGGCGCCGTCGTCCTTGCCGGCCTGGTGGAAGATCAGCCAGCTGGCGCCTAGCGTGGTGGTGGGCTGCATGCCGGTGCGCTGGGCCACTGTCTCGTCGGTCTCGGCCTGGCAGAGCGCCGGCTGGGCAGGCAGGTCCTCGAAGGTCTTCACCCGCCGCGAGCTGAAGGCCAGCGCGCCCGACGGCGCCCAGGCGAGGCCGGCGGTGAGGTCGAAGAGGGCCTGGTAGATGCTCTCGGAGTCCACGTCAGGCCTCCATCTGCCCGCGCAGGGCATCCAGCACCGCCGCCTTCATCTCGCTGTCGATGGTCTCGGCCATCTCGGCGAGCGACGAGCGCAGGTAGGAGCGCTCGGGGATATGCGAGCCCGGATGGTGCACGACCTTGGCGAAGACCTCGCCGCCACTGGTCATGAAGGCCAGCGCCTTGGCGCGCGACGGCAGGATGTCGTGCGGCGAGGTGACGCCGCCGTATTCCTGGATGGCCGCATACTTCAGATCGCCGCCGGCGAAGATGGTGGTGACGACGCCCTCGTCGGTAAGGGTCGGCCCGTCCACGCCCAGCGACGCCGCCAGCGCCCCGCTGCGGGATTGCAGCACCCCGCCACTCAGCTTCTGGCGCGCGAGGTCCAGCAGTTGGTCGGCCAGGGCGGCGGACTTGGCGGCGATCGCGGCGGTGACCGCCGCGGGGAGCGCGTCCAGTTGGCCGGCCAGCGCGTCGGCGCCGGTGAGGGTGGCGCTGAGCATCAGAACGGGGCCAGCACCTGGTAGGGCGCCAGCAGCGCCCGCACCGTGTCGTTCATGTCCTTCAGCGAGAAGGCGATCACCTCCTGGCCGCCGAGGCTCTTCGAGGAGAGCCCGATGCGGTCGCGGCGGCGGAACGCCTCGCCCGCCAGCTCGATCGCCGCCTGGGCGATGTCCGGCGGCGTGGCGGCATAGCCGGCCGTGTAGCTGACCACTACCGGGAGGCCGATCGGGTAGCGGCCGCCGACCAGGGTCAGCGCCCGGTCGTCGAAGAGGAGGCCGCTGGTCAGCAGCACCGGGTCGGCGGCGGCGGTGATGGTCTGGCCGGCGAAGGCCGCGCTGGCGACCGCGGTGATCGGGAAGTTGCGCAGCAAGAGCACCGACTGGCCGTTGCCGCGGTAGGTCTCGACGTAGCTCGCCGACAGCACCTGGCGGCCGAGGTAGGCGGGGACGAAGGCGGAGACGGCGGTGATCAGCCCGGAGATCAGGGTGTCGGTCGTGATTCCGCTGATGCCCAGCCAGGCCTTGACGGTGTCGAGATCGGTGAGATCGCCGGTGGCCATCTGCGGCTCCTGCTCCCCTCCCCCTTGCGGGGAGGGGTTGGGGGTGGGAGTCTGCTTGCAGGAAAGGTGGAGCGGAGAGAGACCCCCACCCGGCCGCTTCGCGGCCACCCTCCCCTCAAGGGGGAGGGTTCGAAGTCACCCGTTCGCGACGTTGGTGATGACGCCCATCGCGAAGGGGGCGTAGACCGCCAGCACCTGCTCTACGTAGACGCCCTTCTGGCGCTGGCGGGTCACCGGGGGCCAGTCGATGGCGTAGTAGTCCTGGCGGCACTTCACCTCGGCGACGTTGGGGACCTCGCTCGACTGGTACTGGGCCGGCAGGGTCTCGGCGTAGGCGAGGATGGTGCCGGGCGGCACGAACGGGTGGATCTTCACCGGGATGCGCATGCCGCCGTCGAGCAGGAAGGGGTTGTAGTAGGTGGCGATCATGCCGCCGGCGTCGAGCTGGTAGCCGCCGCCGGACGGGTCCTGGCGGTACTGCAGCAGCGGGCCGGAGCCGGACGACAGCACCTTGTTAGTGACGTTCTTCAGCTCCTGGCTGTTGACGAACAGCACCGTGGGCGAGACCTGGTAGGTGTCCCACATGGTCTCCAGCATCTGGTCGATCTCATTGACCGAGCCGCGGCCGGAGGCGGTCAGGGCGGTGCCGGCGCCGGCCGTCCCGGTGGCCAGCGCCTTGACGTAGGCGTTGTTGCCGGATTTCAGCGCCGTGGTCAGCAGGCCGTCGTAGCCGAGACTGTTGGTCGAGCAGTCGGCGGTGACTGCCGTGGCCGCCTGCTGAGAGCCGGCGAGCGGCGCGGCGAAGGTGGCGGAGTTGATGGTGGTGATTGCCTGCAGCGTCTCCGAGCCCGAGGTTCCGACGAACCAGGCGTAGGCCACGGCCCCCTGGCTGGCCGCGACAGTCGCCGAGAGCGTCTGGCCCAGCGTCACCGCTTGGGTGGCGGCGGTCGACTTGGCGGAGGAGCCGCCGTTGATGGCGAAGGTCTTGCCGTCGGCGCCGGTCACCGTCTTCGAAGTGGCGATGCCGCCGGCCAGCGAGGAGTTGCGATAGCCCTCGAGGGTGAGGGCCACGACGATCACCGAGTAGGTCGCGGCCGGCAGGGTGGCGCCCGAGCCGGCGGCGGCGAGCGAGGCCGTGGCGGGCGTGCCGAGCGCCAGCGAGGTGTTGCCGGCCAGGATGGCCATCTCCTCCTTCAGCATGGTCTTCTGCAGCAGCCGCATGGCCATGGTGGCCTGGATGTCCTCGAAGCCCACCGCGGCGTTGATCGCCTCGAAGGTGACCGAGTCCTCTTCGCCCAGGGTCACGTAGGACGCGGACTTGTTGGCGGTGACGTAGCTCATCTGGCCGGCGCGCTGGCCTTCGGCCACCCAGCCGATGGCGTCGTAGCCGGAGCCGACGAGGGACGAGACCTGGCGCCAGTTGGTGGCCGTGCCCGTGCCGCCGGAGACGCGGGGCACGCGGTTCCGCAGCGGGGTCGCGGCCGGATAGAGGTTCTTGGCCGGCGCCTGCAGGTCGAAGGCGACGAGGCCGGTGGCGGTGGAGATGGTCTTCTCCAGCCGGTCCGGATCGACGCCGGCCTGGGCCAGGATGGTGCGGGCGATGTCCTCGGAGGGGCGGGACATGGCGTTGACGAACGACTTTTTGAGGTCGTCGGGCGAAAGGGCGTGGTTCATGAGCAATGCTCCTTGCACGGGAGAGCGCGGCCCACGCGTTCGCAGGGCCGTGGGGAACGGGTTGGCGGGCTTAGGTCAGCCCAACGGGATCGGCTGGCGCAGCGAGGCCTTCATCAGCAGGAAGGCGCGTTCGTCGGAGGTCAGGGCGGCGAAGGCCTTCTGGGCCTCGGCGGCGCTGAGGTCGTGGCTTTCGCCGCCCGGATCGGCGTCGTCCGCCTTGCCGACGGCGCGGGCGTGCGGGCTGGCGGCGGTGCGGGGCGGCAGGGGCGTAGCGGCGAGCCGCTCGATGCGCGCGTCCTGCGCCGCCAGCCGCCGCTCCAACGCCTCGACGCGCGGCAGGGCCTTAGCGAGGTCATCGGCAAGGCTGGCCTTGGCGGCGTCAGGGCAGTTGTCCGGATCGCAGCGTGCGCCCAGCGCCGCCAGGGCGTCGTGCAGCGATTGCAGGGCGTCCGGGTCCGATTGGGCGAGCGCCGCCAACCGCGCGGCGATGTCCCCGGGGTCGTCGGACCCGGCCGGGTCATCGACCGAAGCGTCGTCAGGCGCATCGCCTGCGTCGTCAGCCTCCGGCCAGTTGTCGTTCGCTGCAGTCTGGGTGTCGTCAGTCAGGCCGGAGGGGTCCTCGTCGTCGTCGTCCGGGGCCGGCTGCTCGGCCATCAGCGCGGCGCGGGCCTTGGCGACGTAGTCCTTCCAGCTGCCCGGCCGGCCGGCCGCCTTGGCCATCACCGCCGCGCGCCCCTTCACCGACTCGTTGCCGACCGGCGCAGCGTCCGCCTTCCAGAGGTCGATCACCGCCTCGGGGTTGGCCGGCCGGTCGACCAGGCTGATCTCGGAGAGCCGGATCTTCGTGATCACCGTGGCGTCGGCCTTGTCGCGCGACAGCACCTTGCCGCCGATCGAGAAGCCCGAGTAGGTGCGCGACTTTACCTTGGCGATGGCGACCGGATCGACCACGTGGGCCACGATCCGGGTCACCCCGTCGTCGTCGACCGTGGCTTCGAGCGTGCGCCCCGCGGCCGTTGGCTGGTGCATCTCGCGCAGCGCCGGATAGCGGGCATAGTCGGGCAGCGCCGCCTTCATCGCCTGCGGCAGCACGATCTCGCCGGCGTCATCGCGCGCCCCGGTCGAGGCGACGCCATAGACCTTCAGCGTGCCGTCAGGCTGGTCTTCGATCTTGGTCAGTTCGCCGAAGAGGCGCATGCGGACGGGCTCCGTGGTGACGTGATCAGTGAGTGGCGGGCGCGGCGGCGGGCGGCGCGTTCAGCGGCTCGGCGGGGCCGTAGATGCGGGGCGTGTCCCCGCCCTCGACCGGGCCCAGCCCGCGCCGGAAGCGGACCTCGTTGACCGAGAGCGAGCCGTTGCGCAGGTCGCGGTCGTCCATCTGCGACTGCGCTGCCTGGTCGATCTGCACCGAGTCCAGCCAGGCGAAATCGAGATCGGTTTCGCCGAACTCGTCCTCGTTGACCCCTTCGATCAGCCGCTTCACCCAGAGCTTCAGCGGCGCCAGGCCCTCTTCGAGGCTGCGATCCTGGTCCTCGCCGGCGGTGGCCCGGTTCATCTGGCGCACGTAGGGCGTCGGCGGCAGCGAGAAGGCGAAGGCGACGATGCGGGCCAGCCACTCGTCGAAGTCATCCTTCAGCGGCGGGTCTTTCAACGCCTGGTAGGTGGCGCCGGACGGGATCCAGATCAGCTTGGCGCGTTCGGACGGCTGGCCGGAGAGCTGGGTGTTCAGCCAGAGCTGCAGTTCGCGAATCTGGCTTGGGCCCCAGCCCTCGGGCGCGGTGAGGAAGCCCTGGGGCGCGTTACCTTCGGTAAAATAGGCCAGCTGCGCGGCCTGGCGATTGATCACCGTCTGCAGGGTGACGACGATCTGCTCGACCGGCGAGAAGCCCAGCAAATGGTTGGGGCGGCGGTTGCGCGGCGCATAGAGCAGGTCGTCGGTGGTGAGGTCGGCCCAGACCCGGCCCTTGATGATCTGCTGGTAGGCCGGACTGGGCGGCGCCGGGGTGCGGCCGGTCTCGTCGACCAACAGCTTCAGCGTGTCGCCGGGGACCACATCCAGCCCGATCAGGCGCCCTGCCCGGTCGCGGCGCTTCTCGAACGCCGGCGCATCGATGGCCAGCAGGTCCTCCAGCGCCAGCCTCAGCCAAGTGGCGAAGGCGTGCACGCCATCCGGGCGCCGCCAGAACTGGGTCAACCGCGCGGCGCGAGCCTGCAGGGCGGGCGTCTCGGAGATGCCGGTCCGCGGCGTGAAGCGCCAGTGCAGCGCCTCCAGCTGATCCTTGCGCGTCTCGATCGCCAGCCGCACCAGCTCGACATTGGCGAACGCCCGCAGGTGCGCAAACCCGAACGCCTCGGACGACCGGGGCGTGATGTTCGCATTGACCCCAACCGGAAAGTCCCAGACCCGCACCGGCTCCTGGTCGGGCGGCGTGAGCGGCTGGCCAGGGGAGAACATGGCATTGGTGACCGCCTGCCCGAGCGGGTAGGTCGCCTGCCAGGACATAGAGGTGCGAATACCGCCGGTGGGGGGCATTAGAGTCTCTTTCCTGCGGGCGACGCTGCCAAATCTTCCCGCGCCATCTCCAGGAACCCCCCGCTTACGATCCGCGACTGGTGAGCGCCGAACGCGCGGCTCGTCGCGTCCGCGTCGTCATCGTGCGCCGCCGTTGGAAAGCCTTCGAGCGAGGAGAACCAGCTGTCGTTCCAGGGGGCGCGGAGGACGTAGACGTTGCCGGCTTCGGCCTGGGCGCTGAAGGGGCCGAAGCGGGTGACCTTGTCGCCGCTCTCGGGGGTGGCGCGGACGGCGTAACCTTCGAGGGCGCGGACCAGGGCGGCGGCCTGGGACTTGCCGGCCTGGCCGGGGTCCTGCGGCAGGGCGATCTCCACCTCGGGGCCGTCGTCGGCCGCGGTGTTGGCGAGGAAGCGTTCGACGCCGGCCGGCGTCGTGCGGGTGCGGCGGTGATCGAGCACGTAGTACCTCCCGTCGGCGCTGCGGCCGAGCTTGGTTCCCGCGGTCCAGTCCGGATCGTTGGTCTCGGTCTTCGGCGTCGCCGCCAGGTCCCAGCCGCGCTTGACCACGAGGCCGGCGGGGACGGCGTCCACCACTTGGCACCAAGCGCGGTTGAAGAGCAGGCCGGCGGCGGCTCGGATCTTCCAGTTGCCGTGCAGCAGGCGCTCACGCTCCACCCGCGGCAGCGCCATCAGACCGGCGCGATATTCGGGATCGGCTTTGGTCAGCGCCTTGTTGTCGTCCAGGCGGGCGTCGACGAAGGTCAGCGTGCGCGGCTGAAGCTCCGGGTACTGACGGCGCAGGTCTTCCGGCTTGTCCGCCCACCGCAGCCGGTCGCCGACCCGGACGAACCAGCGCAGCCTCCCGGAGCGGCGGCGGATCGCCAGCCCGGTCTCCGGGTTGATCCACCAGGCCACCAGCTCGGCCACCCAGCTGTCCGCATCGGGATTGCAGGTGGCGCGGATGTAGGGCGTGACCCCGCCGACCGAGCGGCTGCGGGCGGTCATGCTCCAGAATTGCGCGGCGGTGAAATGGGTCAGTTCGTCGAAACAGATCAGCGGCAACTGCGCGCCCTGCCAGTCGAGCACGGTCTTCTCGTGCTCCAGATGGGCGAAGCGCACCCGCGCGCCGGAGGGAAAGCGCCACTCGAGCGTCGCGCTGAATGGCTCGCCCCCCAGGGCGGGACAGAGCTTGAAGGTCTCGTCCCAAAGGCCACCGGGATTGCGCACCTGGACGGTGGTGCGGCGGAAGATCACCGCCGAGAAGTCTGGATCCTCATGGTGGCGCAGCGCATCCAGCAGCAACGCCCAGGTCTTTCCGCCGCCGGCCGCGCCGCCGTAGATGGCGATGTCGGCGCCCGACTCGAGGAACCTGCTTTGCGGCCCCTCCTGGGCGGTGAAGACCGCTTCGTCAGCCTTCGGTTCTGGTTCGAATGGGTCGGCGGCGGCGGCCGTTGTCGGGGATGTCGAGGCGGGCGGTGACTTTGCCGCGGGCTTTCTGCTCCCTGGTGTCCTGGCGCGGGCGATCGGAGGACCTCCCGTAACGCTGGGCCATGACCTTCGCCCAGGCGGCGGCGCGGAACGTCGCGCCAGTCTGCATCGCCAGCCGCGGCTGGGCTTCCCACCAGGCGCGGGCCTCGGTGTCGGCGTCGGCTAGCGCCGCGGCGAAGGCCGGGTGCTGCGTCGCCCAGGCCTCGAAGTCCGACAGCGAAGCACAGAGCGCCGAGGCGATCTCGGCGCGGCTGAGGCCGCTGCGGCCCTGCGCGACGACGCGCTCGGCAAAGTCCGGATCGTAGGAGCGGATCGGTGTCATCGGCTGGGCTCCCCAACGCGACTAGCTTGGGGGCCGGGCTCAATCGCTATTGCCGCGACACCCAAAGTAACAACATATTCGTGGCGATTCGGCAAGCGGAAACTCCGGCCATGACCACTTTTCCGCTGTCTCGGCGTAACCTGCCCTCGCGCCGGAGCGAATTCAGGAGTCATGACCGCCCTTGCCTTGCGACTCTGCGCCGTCTTCGCCTTCGGCTTGGCGCTCGCCAG